GATGGAATTTTAAATCCTTTGACACGTTTCCTCAAAAGAGGAGTCACGTATTCAAAGTATCCAGGAGGACTAGGTTGTCCAACTGAAAAATTATCACCAGTACCAATGAATAGATTATAATTATGAGCAAATGCAACACCATCACGTTGATAAGTAGTAAAGTTAACACAGGGTAACTCATATAATTCAAGTGTGTTGAATTGTGTACAAGCAAAAGGAAAGACACCATAAAAAGGAATCTCAGCTTCAGTAGCACCACGAAAGGTGGCCAATTGCCAGGTCATACCTTGACGATCAGCCCAAGTGTGGGAATCATCTTCAGCTGGACCTTCAGGGGTGACTACATAATTACTCAAACTCATTGCACACATATAATCGGAATCTTGAGACAATGCTTTATATCGAAAATTCCCTCTCTGGAACATGAATGAGTGCATAAATACATTAAAAAGAGTATTTGGGTAACCATAATTGTATGGGGTCCAAGGATTAAATGAAAAATTCATAATAGTCGATGCGGAATCAGTAATATTTTGGATCAATGAATAGCGATGAAACAATTCTGTCCAACTCACAATTTCCTCACCTTGTAATAGACCTTCAGTAACGGACTGATGAGCATCAGAAAGTGGTTTAAAAGTCATAGTGAATTCTTCTTGTAAGGTCGTTTTACCTTGTACAACTGGGATTTCCTTCTTATTCTTTGTAAGACTTATTCCAGGGGTATATACATAATTTGTCCATAATTGTGTTGGTCGAGCTACTTGAAAATCTTCGCCGCCAGACATAAATATGGCCACATCTACATTAGAACTATAAGTTGAATTGTTTGTAAGAGGAGGGTTTATAATGCGTATTACAAAGAAACCATTGCTAAAAGGAGTAGCAGATGATTGGGACAATTGTAACGTGTAAGGGTCTGCAACTACTAACCAAGGTTGGTTACGTAGGTATGGCACTGTGAAAGAAACATCAGTGTCACCACAGACATCAACAGTTAATGAGACAATATCACCTGAATCTTCATTGGTAATAGAGGATATAATAGTAGGATCAGGAACCCATTCAATACGAACTCTAGAAGATATAAATCTTGAACAGGTGAAGTACAACTTATATTTCATAGAACCACGCCAATAACGGAAATTAGAGGCATAATTCGCTATAGGATGAATAGCATAATAATTAGCTGTAACAGATTGTGTACAATAGGTCGGGGCAACGGGTAATGCAGTGACAACATTATTCTGAGATTCAGCACCCGTATAGTTTACAGTGGCAATTAAGCCAGGTCGAAGTTTATAGTTCTTAAATAGATTTGAAGGACCATTCACTTCACAGAAAAGGGATGGATCATTTGATACTTGATTTGCGGGATCGAAACCAAGTTGTTCAACTGTATCCAAACCCTTACCTGAAGCTATACTGGAAATCTGGTTGGTCAGAAATCTGTTAGTTGAGGATGTATTGGAAGGGTAGTCGTAACCGAGCGTTTTAGCAAAGGATGATAAAGCGGAGAGAATAGGAG